CATTTATTATGGGAACGATGAGTACTGCTGGCGAATATGGTTCTTTAGATAAAAAGAAATCTTCTCAACCACCAGCGGTCTTAAATAAAAAACAAGCAGAAGACCAGAATCTTAAAAATGGAAAAGAATTAAAGAGAGATAAATTAATTTTAGAAGGTGCTGTTGCATTTGATGAAGAAGACGAAAAGAAAAATAAAGACAGATTAAAAACCAAAGATAAAACACCAGAGGAATATGGTAAAACTGATGCTGGTGAAAAACCAGCGAAGAGTCCTGATAAACCACATCTTGGGTCCAAAAAAGAACCAGATGGAAACGTTCCTGATATTATGAAATATTTAATTTCATCAAATATAAATCCACAAAATATTGGAGGGTTTGCTAGTACATTTCCTGCACTTCAAAGTTTAAAAAAGAAAAAAGAAGGAACTGTAGTTGAGTTATTAGGTCAGAAAGCGTTTTCTATGATGAAAATGATGAGTGCGGTTTCTACTTCCAGTTCCAGTAATATGATGCAAAGTATGCAACAGATGTCTCAGGCAGCTAGTAATTTGAAAAAGTCTGTTTGTGGCGACACTCAAAAAGCTATGGAAATAATGCAGAATAATTTTTATGGTGCTATTGATTTAAATGCGTATCAACAAACATTACTAAATATATCGATGAACATGGTACAGCAATCAGATTCTAATCTTGAAAGTTTGAATACTACATTTGCTAAGTTGGATAATGGTGAATCATTAACAGGCACAGAGATTTCAGATATAGCTTTTGCTATCAATAACTTTTCTAATTTCTCTAATCCACAGATAACTTTGGAACAATTAATGTTGATTTCTATGTTGGTATCTCAAAGTTGTAAATTCGAAATTAGGAATTGAGGCATAATATAATGGCAAAAGATATAAAAAGACCTAAGACAAGAAAACCACCAGAAATTAAAGCAGAAGACACATCAGGCTATCCAACTACACATGTTTATCAAGACGCTTCTTTCAGAAAAGAAATAGATCATGAAAAGAAAACATATGTAGAAAGTCATGTCACAGGCGCATATAAGAAAATTGATGGTTCTGGAAATGTTACAAAGTTTTCTCCTGTTAATGAGCACACATATAACAAAGGAACATCAACTATTACGATTGATGGCTTTGAAGATTATATGGTCAAAGGCAAGAAGATGGTCATTAAGGGTGGTAATCTTTTAGAATTCGGTGGTGATTTAGATTTTAAAATACTAGGAAGTCTTCATTTTATTGTTGCCAAGAACTTTAAAATTACAGCAGAAAATATGACTATGAGTGCAGAGAAGGATATTTATCACCATGCGAATGAAGGTAATATAAAACAGATTTCAGGTAAAGATACTATTCACACAGTAGGTGCAAATTATACTCAAACTGTTGCAGAAAATTCTACAAAAGAAATTAAAAAGGATGATTCAACAACTGTGAAGGGTGATCAGACAGCAAAAATTGATGGTAAGCAATCTACTACGGTACAAAGAGATGTTACACAGGATTTCAAAAGTAATCTAAGTGTACAAGTTACACAAAATTCATCAGAACAAGTTGGTTCAAAAACCACAAATGCTGATCAGTCTATTAGTAAGAATGCACCAAGCGTTACTATTAATGGTCAGTCTATTAAAATTGGATAAAAAGAATAATGGCAAGATCGGATAAAATATCACCAGTAAGAAAACAAGAGTTTTATAGTGATTTTTTAATTAATTTTGATAAGAATCCTATTACTGGTGTATTAGCCAAAGTAACAAATGAGGATTCTATTAAACAGTCACTTAAAAATCTAGTTCTAACAAATAGAACAGAAAGATTTTACGATCCTCTTATAGGGTCTAAAATTCAATCTCTATTATTCGAACCGTTGGATTTATTTACTGCGGATATATTAAAAGATGAAATAACAAATACTGTAAAAAACTATGAACCAAGAGTCACAATTCATTATATTGAAGTAACACCGGCAGATTTATTTAAAGCCACAAGTGAAAATGGTTATAATATTAGCATAGTTTTTTCCACTATAAATATTCCACAAGAGACAAGATTAGATTTCTTTTTAAGCAGAGTTAGATAAATGGCAAATAATTCAATCAACTTAGTTGATCTAGATTTTAATAGTTTAAAAACAAGTTTAATTTCCTATCTAAAAAATCAGGAACAGTTTAAAGATTATGATTTTGAAGGGTCTAATCTTAATGTTTTAATCGATCTCCTTTCATACAATTCTTTTAAGAATACATTCTTTTTAAATATGATTGCAGCGGAAGCATTTCTTGATTCTGCACAAATGGAAAATAGTATCATATCTCACGCAAAAGAATTGAATTATACACCAAGATCGAGAAGATCAGCAAAAGCAACTATACAAGCTACATTTCAAGCGACGGGTACAAACCAGCCATATACGATACCAAAAGGTTCGTCATTTACATCAATCGTAAAGAATGATTTATATACATTCACTACAGCCGAAACTATCAGTGTTTCATCTGCAAACACTACCTTTACATTTACTACGGATGTTTATGAAGGTTCGTATTTTCAAGATTCATATCTTTACAATGATCAAATAGAATTTCCAAAATTTAGAATAACAAATAAAGATGTTGACACATCAAGTTTGACTGTGGTAGTATATGAAGACAATTCTGAAATAGGTGTTAATTACAAATTGGCTTCTACTCTTTTAGATTTAAAAGAGACATCTAAAGTATTCTTTCTTCAATCATCTCAGAATGGGTATTATGAAATAGTATTTGGTGATGGTGTTCTTGGACAGAAACCAAAAAATAATTCTATAATATTATTAGATTACAGAGTTTCAAAAGGTAAACTACCGAATGGTGCAAGGTCTTTTACTTTTAATTTCGATCCAACGTTTACACCAAATGATTATGAAGGCGAATCTGATGTTACAGTATTAACAATAGCACAAAATGGTGAAGAAAGAGAAAGTATCGAGTCAGTTAGATTTTATGCTCCAAGACATTTTCAGGTTCAGGAAAGAGCCGTTACAACTTCAGATTATGAAATACTATTAAAAACAGAATTTCCAGAAATTAATAATATTTCAGTTTACGGAGGAGAAGATTTAACGCCTCCTCAATATGGTAAAGTGTTCGTTGCTGTTGATATTTTTGATGTTCAAGGTTTACCAGATTCAAAGAAGAATGAATTTTATAATTTCTTAAAAAGAAGATCACCATTATCAATCGATCCTGTTTTCGTAGAACCTGATTATCTTTACTATAAGATAAATTGTCATGTTAGATATAATTTGAATTCTACTCTTCTATCAAAAGAGAGAATTAAAACACTTGTCACGAATACAATTATTGATTACAATAATATAAATCTTGACGATTTCAATGTTACACTAAGATATAGCAAATTGATTTCTGCTATTGATAATAGTGATTCAAGTATTGTTAGTAATTCAACTGATATTCAAGTATATAAGAAAGTTCCTGTTTTACTTGGGACTGCACAAAACATTGTTATAAATTTCAATTTACGATTAAGAAATGATGTACCAGAATTAGCATCAAAACATCCTGCATCTGACGTACACACAATTAAATCTTCTGTATTCACATATAATGGTGAAAAGGTTATTCTAGAAGATAATGGTGAGGGTACAGTGGTCATTTCCAAATTTGATAATTTGTTTAATATCAGATTGTTTAATATAGGAACAATTGATTACGATAAAGGCATAATTAGATTAAACAACTTCATAATTGATAATTATGAAGGTTTAGATTTTAAAATATATGCTTATACTGCGGATAAAGACATAAGTTCTACAACAAATACTGTTTTGACTTTAGAACCATCTGAATTAAATATAACAACAGAAACAGTTAGAGTTTAAAAAATAAATGGAAAATATTGAAAAAACCATTTCTAATTTTGTCGAATCTCAATTCCCCGCATATTACAGGGAGAATGGACCTTTATTAGTTGCATTTGTTACTGAATATTATAAATGGTTAGAGTCAGAAGGTCAAGCAATATACCATACCAGAAGACTTCTTGATTACAAAGATATCGATAATACTGTTGATCAGTTTTTGATTTATTTTAAAAATAAATATTTGTCAGATATTCAGTTTGATACTGTATCAGATATCAGACAGCTTGTCAAACATACACTCGATCTTTACCGTTCAAAAGGAACAGAACGCTCAATTGATTTATTGTTTAGAGTTGTTTTTGGTGTTGGGGCGGAAGTCTATTATCCATCTGTAGATATTTTTAAACCATCTGACGGTAAATGGAAAAAACCAAGATATTTAGAAGTCGCATTAAGTGAAGAGAATATTCTTTTTGCTGAAAAAGAAATCAAAGGTCTAACTTCTGGTGCTATTGCATTCGTAGAAAAGGTTGTCAGAAAAACAGTTGCTGATAGATTAATTGACATTTTATACATTTCAGCGATTAAAGGTGAATTTTCTACAGAAGAAACATTAGTTTTATCAGATGGTTCAAATACCAATTTAAGAGCCAAAATGATTGGTTCATTAAGTGATATAATACTAGATTTGAATGGTGTTGGTACAAACTATAATATTGGTTCTATTGTAGAATTATCATCTCAAAAAGGTCGTCAAGGAAAAGGTAGAGTTACTGGTGTAACAGATATCGCTGGTGTTGTTAATTTTAAGTTAGAAAATGGTGGATATGGCTACGATGGTAATGCAGAAGTAATCGTTTCTGAAAAAGTCATATCGTTAAGTAATGTACAAATTAATGCAAATAATATAACAAATAATTATTTTAAATATTTTGAATCTCTAGTACAACCATATGCCAATATAACATATACTGATTTGTCTGGAAATACCTATTTTCCTGAAGGAACATTAGTATATACGTATCACCCAAATAATGCTGTTAAAGGTTCAGGAATTGTATTATCTCAAACTAACACTAGCATAACTGCTGGTCAAGTTAGAGTTTCTATATATTCTGGGAATCTTCAAGACGCTAAAATTTATTCTACTTCTAACACGATAAGCGCCAATCAAGCATCTTATACTAATAAAACAGCAATAGCAAATATAATGGGGATTTCTTCAAATCTCACTATAGCTGTTACTAATTGTGTTAATAGATTTATAAGAACAGAAGAAGTCTATCAATTAAATGCTAATAATGATGCTGAAATAGCTAACGGCACTGTAGTAACATATTTAAATGATGTTGGTTCTAATGGTTCAGTTCTTTTATCTAATGTTCATGGTATATTTAAGAACAACCTTTTAATTAGAAATAGAGCAAATACAAAAACAGGAAATGCACAAAGAATAGATTTAAATATCGGTGTTTATGATATAAGTAATGCTTTTATTATAACTAATGGTAATTATGTATATTCATCAAATACACTATCTAATGCCACAATTAAAGCTTTAGGTCAAGGCACTGGTGCTACATTTGCTGTATCAAACGATGTTATATACACAGAAGAAATTTTAGATTTAAATACAGATTATTTAAGAGATTATTTAACAGTTGATTTAAATGCTGCTCAATATAATTTTCCTAATGAACCAACAGCAAACGGTGATCCATCAGATGCTACGACTATAGGAGAAGCATTAACTATAGTTGATTTGTATATTGGTAAAATAAGAGCGTTAACTTCTATTAATAGGGGTAGTGATTATAATATACCCCCATTTGTCCTTGTTTATCAACCAGAAATTTATAATTTAAGAATAAAAGATAATATTCTTAATATTTCAAGTTTGACAGGAAACTTTACACCTGGTGAGTTAGTAACTCAAGAGTCTACAGGTGCAAGAGGTATTATTAAACCTTATTCAAATAGTTCTGTATTATATCTTGAAAGATTGAATATATATGACGTTGATTATTTAATACCAGAGACTACAGCAGTTACAGTAAATACAGATGCTAATAATACAACACTTATAAAACTTTCGTCAGGAAATACATCCCAATTAAGAACTGGGTATTATGTAACATATTCAGATAACACAAGTGTTATATCATTAGGCGTTAATGCTGAAATTATAACTATTGTCAATTCTTCATCTTTTATTGTTAATTATGATATTACGGTCGCTAATGGCACATCTAATATTGTTATTACAAGACCTGTAACATCTAATAATTTTGAAATGACTGTTGATGCTAATTCACAAATAAAAGGGTTTGATTCTGGATTTATCGCAAACGTTGATCTTGTTTCAGAAGATGCTAATTCTCAATATCTTGGATTGAACGCTGTAGTATTCGCAAATACTGTTACAGCAAATGGTTCAATAACTTCCATGGAAATATTCGATTCTGGGTTTGGGTATTTTGATGGCGAGGAATTAACATTTGAAAACGATTTCGGTATTTCATCCGGTTTCGCTGTGGTAGAAAAAAGTGGGAAAGGTCAGGGATTCTATCAAAGAAAAGGTGGATTATTGAGTGATACCAAGAAGTTATTCGATGGTTATTATTATCAAGAATATTCATATGATGTACAGTCTTCATTAACGTTAGATAAATACTCTGACATGTTGAAAAAAATAATTCATGTTGCAGGGACTAAATATTTTGGTTCGTTTATATATAATACTAAAGCAAACTCATATACTAATGCTACATCATTTTCTATTAGTTATTCTTCTCCTGAATTATTTACAACGGAGTCTGGTAACTGGTTAATAACCGAAAATAGCAACACTATCCTAACAGAAAGTTAAAATGAATAATAAACTATTAACTGATACACATAAATTAGAGATTGCAAAAACTTTTATGGAATCTTTAAAATTTCATGATAGCGATAGATATTATGTGTATGTTGGTGAGCATGTTCCATCAACAAATACACAAATTGCATCAGCTAATAATAATGAAAGAAGTGTATATATCGATCAATATAGAAATATGATTATGGGTAAAAAGGTCGGGCAAAATGATGCCGCCTTAATGATTAGAAATATACCATACATTTCTAACACTGTATATGACATGTATGATGATATTGATAGTGATTTAAATGAAAAAGACTATTATGTTATAGTTGATGAGGGGTCTAATTTTCACGTATATAAATGTTTAGATAATAATGGTGGTAGACCTTCATTGATCGAACCTGAATATGGCCATATTGTTGGTTCTAATACAGCTTTATATCAAACTTCTGACGGTTATCGTTGGAAATATATGTATACTGTTGATAGTTCGACAAAACAAAAATTTGCTACTTCTGAATATTTTCCTGTTATTGAAAGCACTAATGTTCAGAGTTATGCTGTAGGTGGTGCTATTGATATTATCAAAATAGAAGATGGTGGTAAAGGATATGACAATTATGTCACTGGTACATTCTCAGCGGAAAATATAAAATATTCTGGTTCTGCAACATTATATGAAATTTCAAATACTAGCGCAAGTACTTTGAATGGGTTTTATGACGGATGTTTACTTTATATTTCTAGTGGTTCAGGTGCTGGCGCATATAGAACAATTACTCAATATTATATTGAGTCTGGTAAAAAAATTATAGGTCTTGACTCAGAATTTGATATTAATAATGCACCAGCAATTGGTTCAACATATCAAATTTACCCAGAGGTCAAAATATATGGTGATGGAACACAGTCAGTAAATGCTGTTGCGAGAGCATTAGTCAATTCACAATCAAGTAATTCAATTTATAGAATTGACATCCTAGAACGTGGTGCTGATTATAAATATTTCACAGCAAATGTCGTTGCGAATTCTGTTGTATTGGTTGATAAAGAAGCTCAGTTAAGACCTATATATTCTCCTATTGGAGGTCATGGTTCAAATCAAGCAAAAGAATTAGGTGCTACAAGAACATGTATATCTGTCAAATATGCAAATAATGAATCCAATACATTTTTAACAACAAACGATTTTAGACAAATTGGTCTTTTAAAGAATCCTTTGTTTGCAAATGTTGTTATCGTTTATGATACGGTTATTGGTTCTTATATTACTGGTGAAAAAATTTATAAAATTGATCCAGTGCAGTTAGCAACTAATGCTACAGTTACCACCGATTCAGATAGCATAACATATTCTGGGGGCGCTTTTACGTCACAAATGGCCGCTGGAGATTTACTTTATTTAAAATCTTCTGATAATTTAGGTCATCAGATTGCAACTGTAGTTACCGTATCAAATGATACACATATTAAGATTACTACAAATGCTTTTTTTAGTTGTACAGAAACATTCGTTTACAGTGCAAACGTTTCAACCAACGGTTTTGTATATGATATCGAAGCTTCAAATATTGCAATAACTAATGTTGGTGGTGATATTGGCACTGGAGATATTTTAGTTGGTGTTGATTCTGGTGCATGGATGAATGTGAGTAATATAGTAAGAAATAATAAACAAAAGACGTTTAATACTTTTATTCAGTTGAATAAATATGATGCAACATTAAGTACGCTATCGTTTGAACAAGACGAATTAGTTTATCAATCGAACCAATATACCGGTGAAATATTAGCAAATGCATCGTTACATTCTGTAATAACTGTTAGTGGACCATCTATAGAAATGTATTGTTCGAATCAAGTAGGAAGAGTTACAAATACCTATACTATCATAGGTAATACGTCAGGCGCAACAGCGACTATAAATAATGTATATAGTCCAGAACTTGTATTTGGTAGTGGTAAAATTTTATATTTTGAAAATATTGAACCGGTTGCTAGAACTACTGATCAGTCTGAAACTTTTAAATTAATTTTTGAATTCTAAAGGGAAATAAATGCCTATTACAACCAATCTTAATATTTCTCCATATTTTGATGATTATAATCCTACAAAGGATTATTATAAGATTCTT